AAGAGGCACTGGGTTCAGATGACCCTCGTACTCTTTTGAGCCGCTCTGTAAATTGTAATCAAGTTATTTATGGTATCATTGATTCACCAGAGGCAACTCTTGCGGATGGTACACCCGCTCCGATTGAGAATATGCCTTTTGTTGCTTATTTCAAACGGTCAGGCTATCGACCTGTCAGCGACTTTATACAAAAGACGCTTACGGCTAACGATAAGCTGATGCATAATGTGGTTGTTGAACTCACCACAGAGAAGCAGAAAAATGGTGGTGTTGTTTACTGGACTCCTAGCCTAAAGATACACAAAGAGGTTGAGTTCACTAAAGATGATGAGGCTCTTTATATACAGTTTAAAGAGACTGTGAAGGGCCATAATGAGTCTGTGTTCGAAGAGTACAAAGCAGCACAGAAGGCCACTGCATCTACTGATGACATTGACTTATCGGCTCGTCTGGCTGGCTAGTCATGTTACCTCTCATTGAAGTTCAAAACTTCCTACAGAGAGCAGGGCGGGGGGAGATAGACTCTTCCCGCCTTGAGCCTTTGATAGAACAGTTTGGCGAAGATTGTAAAGCTGCTATGCGTAAGCAGTTTTCGAACCGTGGTGGCTACAAGATTCGTATGTCTGGCGTAGGCAGACCTCTTTGTCAACAGCAGCTAGAGAAGCAGGGGCACGTGCAAGACGTGGCATACAATGACATAGTCAAGTTTGCTACAGGGGATTTGCTTGAGGCATTTGCTGTTTTAGTTATGAGGGCTGCAGGTCTAAAGGTAGTTGACGAACAGAAGAAGTGTTCCCTTGAACTTGCAGGGGAGACGGTCAACGGCACCTTAGATGTAATCCTTGAGATAGACGGACAAGAAGAAGTCTGGGATATCAAAACTGCTAGTCCATGGTCGTTCGAAAACAAGTTCTCCGGCAGAGGTGGCTACGATGTAATCAAAGAGGATGACCCTTTTGGTTATGTCATGCAAGGACATCTTTACGGTGAATCAGAAAACAAACGATTCGGTGGCTGGATTGTAATCAACAAGTCCTCTGGTGAGTGGGACTTTGTTGAAGCCCCAGAAGAACAAAGTGAAGACCGTAAAGCGTATATTGCAGATGCAAACAAGCGAGTAAAGGCTATTACAGAAGATGCTCCTTTCAAAGTGCCGTTTCAATCTGAACCTGAATACGTTACCATAGACAGACAAAAGGTAGAGACGGGTAATCGTCTTATGCCTAAAACCTGTTCGTTCTGTTCTTTCAAAAGCATGTGCTGGAAGAATGCGGTATATGCACCTAAAGCTACATCAAAAGCTAAATTCAAACCTCATGTGTGGTATACTAAGTTAGTTAAAAAAGAAGTAGCTTGATGCCTGTGTTATACACAAGAGAGTACCCCCACGAACTATTTGATATCAACCCAGAGTTGCGTTGTGTGTTCGTAGAGTCACATGAGCGTCGTGGGGGTGGTCGTTCTACTGTAAGAGTCAGACAACTAGAAACTAGTTTACCTCTTACTTTGCGTGATAATTTTTCATCTGAAGGTAGCTTGCATTCATTAACTGAAGCACGAGACATCCGTCTTATCGAAGAGGAGTTCCAAATCATTGTTCATCACTTACGTCAGGGGGTGACTATATGTCTACCGACACTAGCATTGTCTCAAGAACTAGAACAGTTAAAAAGGCAATCACCAAAAGTAGAACAGTATCTATTGAAAAGGCTAGAAGGGGTCAAGGCGGGGTTTCCGTTGCAAGGATTATGAGAGGCACTAAATACAGGTCACACTTTGAGATTGGATTAGCCAAGTCTCTTACTGAAAAGAATATTTCGTTCGAATACGAAAACTCTAAGTTTACATATATACCCAAGCCGCGAACTTACACTCCTGATTTTTATCTGCCTGAACAGGACATATATATAGAGGCCAAGGGTAACTTAGATAAAAGTGACCGTGTCAAAATGCAGTTAATAAAACAACAGCATCCTGAGTTGGATATACGTTTTGTATTTCAACGTGCTCGTAATAAGATATATAGAGGCAGTAGAACCAGCTACGCAGACTGGGCAAACCGTTATGGTTTTCCTTGGGCAGAGGGTGGTATACCAGAGGAGTGGTTTAAAAATGACTAATGAACGAGACTTTGAGATTGCAAGCCTGTTACCTGACAGGTGGTATATTATACTTAACAAAGTTGATGATGATAATTTTAGGATGAGTGCCTACGATACCACTAACTCTCCAGAGGTTGATGAAGAGCTAATGGATGCAGGGTTTGTAACGCAACAAGGCATAATAGAGTTACTAGAAAATGATTTTGAAAGGGTGTTGCAAGCAGGGCTTGCGCGTATTTCTTTTAGTGAAATGAAACAGTCTGTCCTTGACGACTTAGATGAAAATGATATAGAAGTAGAGCTTGATGAGAAAGTAACTAAACTACACGATAATGTAATTAAGGTAGATTTTGGGTCAAAGCAATGAGCAGATATGAACAGTACATGGTACGTAGGATGCGGGAAGAAGAAGAAGAATTGGAACGTATTGGGAAAGAAGTGTATGGCAACGTAGATATGGTTAACTCTCCGCCTCACTATAATAAAACCGGAATAGAGTGTATTGATGCTATACAAGCTGCCACGGAAGATGGGTTCGAATATTATCTACAGGGAAACATAATAAAGTATTTGTGGAGATATCGTTACAAGAACGGCGTAGAAGATTTAGAAAAAGCTAAGTGGTACTTAGAGAAGCTAATTAAGATTAAAGGAGACAATCAATGAACAACTTACTACCTACCGTGTATCAACAGTTTATTCACAAATCACGGTACGCTCGTTGGATAGATGAAGAAAGTCGCAGAGAAAACTGGGATGAAACAGTAGACCGTTACATTCGATTTATGCAAGACCATGTGCTTATGAAGCACAATGTAAAGTTGCAAGACGGCACAGTTAATGAGATTCGGGATTCTATTTTAAGTTTACAAGTCATGCCCAGCATGAGAGCAATGATGACGTCTGGTCCGGCTCTTGCTCGTGATAACATCTGTGGTTACAATTGTAGTTATATACCTGTAGATAGCCCTCGTGCGTTTGACGAGTGCATGTATATTTTGATGTGCGGAACTGGTGTAGGTTTTAGTGTGGAGAGAGAAAATGTTGATAGACTTCCTGTGGTATCTGACAATTTTGGGGCTTCTGACATCATTATAACGGTGGCTGATAGTAAGCCGGGATGGGCAAAGGCGTTTCGCGAACTGATAGCATTATTGTATGCTGGGCAAATTCCTACATGGGATATGTCTGCAATCAGACCTTCAGGTTCTCGACTCAAAATTATGGGGGGTAGAGCTAGTGGTCCACAGCCTTTGATAGACCTGTTTAATTTTTCTGTTGAAATTTTTAAGAAAGCTGCTGGACGTAGGCTTTATCCTATTGAGTGTCACGACCTTATGTGTAAGGTAGGCGAGGTAGTTGTTGTAGGTGGGGTTCGTCGTTCTGCTTTGATTAGTCTATCTAATCTTAATGATGACCAGATGCGTCACGCTAAGTCCGGTAACTGGTGGGAGCACGAAGGACAACGTGCGTTGGCGAACAACTCCGTATCTTATAAAGAGAAGCCTCAAATGGAAACCTTTATGCGAGAGTGGCTGGCTCTAGTAGAGTCTAAATCTGGTGAGCGTGGTATCTTTAATCGTGAAGCTGCAGACAAGCAGGTAGCTCGTAACGGGCGACGCAAGACAGGACATATGTGGGGAACCAACCCGTGTTCTGAGATTATCTTGAGAGGATATCAATTCTGTAATCTGTCAGAGGTAGTGGTTCGTGAATCAGATGGCTTAGAGGATTTAAAACGTAAAGTTCGTGTGGCCACGATTCTTGGAACCCTGCAGTCCACCCTGACTGATTTTAAATATTTGAGGAAGGTATGGAAAGACAACACAGAGGAAGAGCGTTTATTAGGCGTGTCCTTGACTGGTATCATGGACCATCCCGTTTTATCCAAAAATGTAGACAGCAAGCGTTGGCTAGAAGAAATGCGGCAAGTAGCAGTAGACACAAATCTGAAGTTTGCGAACATGCTTGGAATCCCGCAGAGCACTGCAATCACTTGTGTAAAGCCGTCGGGTACTGTGTCTCAACTGGTGGACGCAGCAAGCGGGATACATGCAAGGCACAACGACCACTTTATCAGAACCGTTCGCGGCGATAATAAAGACCCGTTGACACAATTCTTGATTGAAGAAGGTGTACACAACGAGCGTGATATGATGAAGCCAGATAGTGTTACTGTATTTAGTTTTCCTATGAAGTCACCTATGGGGGCAGTCACACGAACCCAAATGACAGCTATTGAACAACTAGAGTTGTGGAAGACTTATGCAATACACTGGTGTGAGCACAAGCCATCCATTACTGTAACTGTGAAGGAACATGAATGGATGCAGGTAGGAGCATGGGTGTACGATAACTTTGATGTAGCATCCGGTGTGTCCTTTCTTCCCCATGATGACCACACCTATCAGCAAGCACCATATCAAGACATAGAGCCTGATGATTATCTTGAATGGGAGCAGATGTACAAAGATGTTCACATAGATTGGAACAAGTTGACAGAGTTTGAAAAAGAAGATAATACTACAGGTTCACGGGAATTAGCTTGCACGGCTGGAGTTTGTGAAGTCGTAGATTTAAGTGCTGCGTGATGCAGTGCTGGCACTGTAATACAGAGTTAAGGTGGTCTGGGGACCATGATGTAGAGGAACTTACGTGTAACCGCTACACTATACTTAGTTGTTTAGAGTGTCCAAAATGTAAGTCGTGGGTTGAGGTGTATTACCCCAACTATGAACACGAAGACCATAAAGAGTAAAAGATATGAGTAGTCTGGAACCAGAAGTTAAAGACCGCAAGAAGTTTGATTTGGATTTAGCATACGGTAAAGTTCGTGAACAACGGGTTGCTGACATGCTGACAGATAAAAAGGTAGAAGTAAAATCAGAGCGGGACATGTGGGTTCGAACAGGCAACATAGCCATTGAATATGAATCCTACGGTAAGCCTAGTGGCATTGCTGCTACGGAAGCAGACTACTGGTTCCACAACCTCTGCATTGGGAATGATACTTTTGCACCCT